CGAGTTCAGTTTCGAACCCACCAGCCCCGCACCGAGAACGCCAACAATGAAGGATGTCAGGAAATAACACACCAGTCTGACGCGGCCAATGTCTGCCGCTGTCGCTACATAAAACACCGCACCGGCAAACGCACCGAATACAACGCCATAATCAATGCCTGTTGCTAATCCAAAGACACTCGCACCAGCAAGACCTGCCGAAGCAACTGCGGTACCAGATATCGGTTCTGCGGACATTTAGCCCCCTCTTATTGACGTGAGTCCTCTCATAATGAGGGGAAAAAAAAGGCCACCAAACGGTGACCAAGATTACTAAATGAAAAAAGCCACCCGAAGGTGGCTCACTGTTCAGCGTCAGAGGAATCCCCGCCTTCGCTTTCAAAATAGCGTTATCATCTTTCAAGCGATCTACTTGGTTTCGCAACCTTTCGATTTCCTTATCGGCATTGTCTCGGTCACGCTGAAGACCTTTAATGACTTCACCTTGGGATGCTTGTACTTCTTTCATGGTATGGACAGAAGCCTCAGTCTCATCAACTGTGTTGATAATTCTTACTGCAAAAAACGACACGGCTGCCATAAGCAAACCAACCATCGTTGTCAAAATCCAAACCTTTACACCGGAAGCAGAGTTTTCAGAGGCTTCTATAGGAAATTCCTTATACCAAGTAAAAATACCCGACGTGCGGCCGCAAGTCAGAACCAAGGGTATTTTAACCGGTAAAGGATGAGAAAATCTTTATAAAACAGCGAGGAGTAGTCTGAGTGGTTATTTAACGAGCGAAAGCAGCCACATTCCCCAAACAGGGATGACAAAGAAGGTCATTGTGTAAACAACAGCGGGCTGAATTTTGTTCAAATTAAATTCCTTAGCAGAGCTTTGTGCGACCTACAAATCCAAACTACCGAAAGAAGGGATTGCACACAAGGGGTTTAGCACTACTTTTTTTATCAAATTGGTTTCGAAATCGCTCTTCGATGGCGCGGCATTATACGTAAATTAATGAAGTTATCAACAGCATTAGTCACATCATGATAGCAAAAAGTGCCCCGACCATGATTTGTGGATAAAAACTGCTGGCAATGCTTCAGCATTCCAAACGAAGTTAGCGGCTATGCGATTTGCTTGCAACCTTCCGTCGCAAACTGCATACCTTGTCACTTATGCAGGTGTCTAATCACTTTTCTAACTTTATGATCTGTATCCCAAACGCTCAATGGATTTCACGGTAGATGTTAAATGTCAGAGTTGTATGGCTTGAGCAAATACAGGAGTGAAAATGTTATCAGCAAAAGAAGAAGCTTTCATCTTGAAACAAGATGGTTCGAGGCTTGGTCCCTACAAAGCGAAGTTTGCGGGTGATACCGTCATTTTAAATGACAAGATGGCAGATGTAGATGATGGGGATACAGTAGTTCGTATGCTGCCAAATGGAAAAGAAGAACACAAAGAGATTTATAAGGCTAACTTCTACGATACCAGCATAGGAGGGTTCGGCCCTCACTATCAACTTAAGGTTGGTCCTAAGAAGACCATGGCCGCCTTCTCATCACAGCAGATCAATATTCACGGCGGCAATGTACAAATTGGTAATCACAATCGCCAAGAGATCACCAACAGTATTGAAACACTAATTAACTTAATTGATAACTCAAATGCACAACCGCAAGAAAAAGAAGAAGCTATAAGTCTTCTTCGGCGGTTTGCTCAACATCCTCTGGTTACATCTATTGCAGGAGGGGCTGTAGGATTGCTTTAAAACATAAAAACCCGCTCTAATGGCGGGTTTTTATTTCTTCCGTTGCTTAGTTCGCTTTAACGTCCCGAGCCTACCACAATTTAAGCACTTCGCTGCTCACTTTGCAACTGAAACCTGTCGCTATTTGTACCGAATGCGTCACAAAGTGGTGCGTACAGGATCGATTCTGCCAAACTTATCCATGTATCAATGCGGCGACGGCAGGTTATCAGCGTCCAATCGGGGTGCTTTTCATTCAGCTCATTGGCCATTTGTAGCTTGCTCTTACGCAGGCGATGACGATCAACGATCACACCATAGAGTGAGCGGTAATCATCGTTCATCAGTACCGAAGCGATTACACCATCAACCTTTAGCCCCTCTTCGTCCGAGCAGAACGCCAGGCCGCTTTTGTTTTTACTGTCGAGGATCTCTCTCAGGAATGCTTCCAGTTCAGGTTTAGTAATGCCTGATTTCTTCATACGGCGCAGTGCGTCATTGATAGCGGTCTTGGTGATTTTCCCGGATGCCAGCAGCTGGTTGAACATATTGCCGCCATAACCTCCGCCGATATATGACCAGCGGCCCCACATGCGGAGCTTGCCCTGAATCCAGATACTTTCGAGAGTATGAAGGCGAACCATTTCGCCAGATTTGCCAACTTCAGAAGGATTAATCATTTTGCGTCTCCACTTACGCCAGTACGCCGATTGCCAACGCACGATCTAAAAACCGAAACAACAGCACCAACTGGTCGCCGTGCTTCGCTTCAAATGCCACAGGATCAGCGTGCAACTCGTCGTGATGCCCCCTGCACAGAGGTATCACAAACAGGTCGTGCGCCTTCGTACCCATTCCACCCTGCCCGTGGCCTATTAGGTGATGGGGATCGTCTGCTGGCTTATTGCAGCAAACACACGTCTGAGACTTCACCCAGCGCGTGTACTTCTCGTTTACCCAGCGGTGACGCTTGGGTCTCAGCAGGAAGGATTCCGGTGACTCCGGGTCTACCTTCACCGCGACTATCTTTTTAACCTTCTCCTGCAGCAGTTCGGTAGCCGGTAACGATGGAATAATCTCGCTTTCCCTCATCACCGGACTGATAGCTTCCGGCTTAATCCGTAACGCTTTGCTTGCCACTGCTTCAGGTATGAGATCGGCTAAGTCGTTCCTGACCATCCACCAGCAGAACTCCGGTAAAGTCAGTGTGTGGTCATCGCTGAAGCCTAATTGACCATTCACCATCTTCAGGAGCCAGGATACCAGGTTTTGACGGGCAATTCCCGCGAGTCTTTCAGTGGAATGATCACGGATTTGGTTATCACATGCCCAGCAAAGACGGATACTGCCGGGATGATGGTGCATGATTGTGAATTCGCTTGCGTGCCAGTCGTTGTGAGGCCACTGACATTCATGTTTGCGTTCAAGCCATGCATCCAGACCACCTAAACCACCAGCTCGCTGAATGACTCTTTCGTTCTCAAAAATGGAATGCATACTGACATCATCTGTCAGTGTCTGATATGCCTCAGGGATAATGCCAGACGGCAAATCGCTCATGGCTTCGGTAGGCGTTTCTACAACAACGCGGCCCTGTCGGAAAAGCCACAACAGCTCACTACCAGGGCGAAAAATTACTACCCCGGAAATAGGCGCGATTTCAGGTGTCAGTAAAGCTTTCACCCCATATGCCCCTTAGACAGATATTCCGTCCACAGGCCACCAATCCATTTCACCCCCTTGGCAGTAAAACGAGCCTGACTGAACGCATAGTTTGAAGCGTTCGTGGTGCCAGTCTTAACTTCAAAACGTTCAGCCTCGATATGCTGATGATAGGGAGTGAGCACCCCATTCAGGCGATACATGATGTGGTGCTCCAGCAAAAACAAACGGAACTCGGGCTCTTTTGCATTCAGCAGCTTCGCTACCTGCCGGAACGTCATTGAACCGGTAGCAGTTACGTAACGATCAACGAACTCCGCTTTCGGAGCGGCAATTGCCAGTTCTTCACTTAGACGTTGCTTTTGCTCAGCGAGGTCAGCTGCCATGCGAAGCGCTTCAGGCAATGTTTGAGGAAGTTTCATCCCCTGCCCGTTCTCCAGTTCCTGCCAGCGGTCAACCAGGCGAGCAGTAAACTCCGGGCAGAGCTGCGCAACGATCACATAACTGTCACGCTTGTTAACTTCGTAGTAGTGATAGGTCTGGCCGTTCTGTGGATGGGTGTACTGCATTGCAGCATACCCCCCAATAACTCCGGAATTCATCAGGCGCTCAATAGCCACGCATACATTGCTGTGACGTGAGTCAACGAGCCTGGCAATTTCACGACTGGACATTGTTACCTGTTGACCCTGCATCACTGCATGGTGTGTAGGGCAATTCACTGTGATATTCATCTGTTGCATGCTCTTCTCCACTTATCAGGCGGCTGCACCCGCCCTCGGTTTGAACTGAACAATCGTTATTTCGACCTTTCCACCCTTAACTTTCTCACCCCATTCAACAACCAGTCGTTTAACTTGCTTATCATCGACCCACACTGAGGCATAGGTAAGAGCGTCAAAGATCGCTTTATTGAAGTTATCAATATCGCGAGGACG